TGCCTTAATATTTACTCCTTGATGCCTTAAATCTTCTATAAGTCTAGGCTCTGCACTATCAGCTATTATCAGGCTTGTGCCTACTTTATCAAGGACTATCTTTGCTAGCTCGTGGCTCTTTAATCCATTACGATAGATATGCTCTTTCAAGTAAATCTTTTTATGCTTCTTATCAATAGCTACTTCAGTCAAAGAATCTGGGTCTACACTAAAACCGAAATCCATTCCACAGGAAGTCTGTAGCCCATTAGGATTAAATTCTCCTATTGACCAATTCTCAAAGACTACTCCCTCAGCTTTATCTAACCAAGCTCCGAGAATAGAATGTTTATATTTTTTAAAGTTATTATGCTTAATGTCCTCTACACGCTCTAGGAAGCTTGTAGATAGATTATCTTTATTGTCTAGGTAGTTAGTATGAATATAACATATATTGTCTTTAACACCATTGAATCCTGCTTCAACTCCTCTCTGCTCAAAGAATCGTTTATATATCCAATGCTCCTTAGTTGTTGGGTTTAATATTAAGACTACTCTGTTCTGAGTTGTTTTTTCTCTAATACTTAGGTCTATCGTGTCAAATATAGTTTCGTCTACAAGTTCTTCAGCTTCATCTAAGATAAAGGTATTGATACCCATTAAAGATTTTAAGTTACCTGTCTGATTTCCTGCTGATGTCTTGATACCTCTGAATAGTATTTCTGAGTTGTTGCTAGTGTTTATTACTTCTGACTTGTTTACACTAAATGTATTCTCATAGCCTAGAAGTCCTATCTTCTCTAAGAACTCAGGAATGATTGAAAGGTGAGCCGAGGTCATTGTGTAACGTGTGAATAGAATCCTAACATTCCTAGACATAGTTAAGAGCGTAAGAAAGACTGTAACTGCAAAAGACTTACCACTACCCCTACCACCTGTTATGATAAAGTATCTAGCATCTGAATTAAATAAAGGATTGTATTTCTTACTCAGTATCAGTGTCAATGAATGTAATTAAAGGAAGGTTAAGAGCTTTGTCGCCTGAAGTTAAATCTACTCTATTAGTTTCATTCATTCCACAAATGTTTTTAGCTCCGTGTATTACAACTGAAGGCACTTTGTCTTTTATGCATTCATAAAATTTAGACATAACAAAGTCTTTTGCAATAAGCTCAACATCATTTACTGCTTGAGCAAATACCTCATCTTCTTTTAACCATTTGTAGTAGTTAGTTCTTGATAGGTCGCAAGACTTTAAAGCTGTCGTTACTATCCCTAGACTTCCCTCTAGTGCTTTTAACATTTGCTCCTTAGCTATTTTTGTTCTATTTTGTTCCATTATTTCTTATGTTTAAACCATTGGTTATTAATCTCAGTTGCTATTTGTGCAGTCATTATTGGTGGTACTGACATTCCGATTAAGTATTTAGGGTCTATTCTTTTAAAGTTATAATCTAAAGGATATGAACCAATTTGACATACTTCTTTTTTACTTATATAATTTGGATATTTATAGTGCAATAAAGGACTACTTGTACTTGCTATTACAGTATTAGGGGTTTTATTTGGACTCACCTTAAAACTTCCAAAATAATTTCCCTTTTGGTGGACTGTTGATAAAGACTTTCCCTGTTTGCAAATAAGCCACAAAGGAAGCATCTCTCCTGTTATTAGTTTACCCTTATCTGTTGATTCTACTTCTTTAAAGGGTATGCTTATTTCATTAAACCTCAACTCTAATTTAGGAAACTGCAAATCATTTCTTTGACATATAAAAAAAACTCTTTCCCTTTTTTGTGGTACACCCATTGAAGCAGCATTTAATAAAAATAATTGAACCTTATATCCTGCATCTTCTAATGCTGCTTTTATTTTATGCACATATACTTTTGCGTTTCCCTGAATAAGTCCTTTGACATTCTCAGCTATTATAACTTTAGGTTGTAGCTTCTTTGCTAGTTTTATATAATCAAAAAATAAATCATCTAATGTTTGTACTGTTTGTCCCTCTCTAAATTTCTTTTCTTTTCCCCAATCCTTTTCTCTATTCCCTGCCATTGAAAAACTGCTGCAAGGTGGTGAGCCATCTAAAATATCTAAGTTATATAAATCTTCAGGAAATTCTGTTCGGTCAGCAAAATCTCTTATGTCCTCAACATATAAGTATTTAGGATTGTGATTTGTTTTATAAACATCTGCTATTGGTGGGTCTATTTCCACACCTCCAAGATGTTCAAATCCTGCTAACTTATAACCCATTGTTGAACCCCCTCCACAAATAAAAGTTCCAAAAACCTTTAATCCATTTGATTCAGGATAGCCGTCTGCAAGATTCCAGTTATAATTAAATCTATGCTTATTCATTTCCTAGTAATTTCCAAACTGCTTGTTCAGGTGTTGAAGCAATTTTACTTAACTGTTCTCTTACTAAGGTGTATTCATCTTCAGTATATTTTAATTTAAGAATCATATCACTATCTAAAGCATCAATATCTATTTCTTTATTTTTTTCTGAATAATCTACATCATCCTTGTTTTCCCATACATCTAAACCAAAGTCATTAAGCTGTACGCTATCCCATTCATTCGCTAACATATCCCATTCCCAATCTCCTGCACTAACATTATCTTTTATGATTATTTCATCACAGTATTCTAAGTATGTTTTGGTTTCTCTTTCTTCTTCTATTGCAATTTCATTCATTTCATCACAATCAGCTTGAGTAAACATATCAGTCCAAATTTCTTTTTTGCCTAAATCTATTGATGCCTTTAACCTCATATTGCCACCAAGCACCATCATATCTTCATTTAGAATAACAGGTCTTAACTTCATATAATTTGGTAAAGTTTTAATGCTATTTTTTAATGACTTGAACTTATCATTCTTGATGACTCTTGGGTTCTTAGAGTTTCCCTTAACTTTGTATATCTTAACTTTTTGCTTCATAATATATAATAGAATTTTATTGGTTTTATTTTAATCAAAGGATTCATTGATTCCTCTTTCGCCTACTAGCTTTTCTTTTGCTCCTGCCCAAAGTTTATCTCTGTTCTTACTTAGGCTAGGTTCTGTCCTTTGTAAAGTTGGTATTCCTTCTGTCGGTTCGCTATCCATATACTTACCGCATAAGCACTCTGACTCTTTGGCAACCCAAGAACCATCTCTATAAACTATTGTAACTTTAGATAGTTCTTTAGTCTTTCCACATTCGCAAGTGTATAGTGTCATCTCTTTAGCTTATCAAGTTCAAACTCTAAATGGTTAATTGCTTTTTGTATGCACTCAATAGGACTTGCGTGCTTGCGTTCACTACGGATCAAATATGAACAAGCAGTACCGACATTATAGGATAAATCAAAGTCTTCTATAACTTTACGAGCTTCTATCTTGTAACGCTTTCCTATATAGTAGCTAGGTATTCTATTGTCTTTCATTGCTATTTATTTCATCTATTAAGTCTTTATCAGTTAGTGGTTCTAACTTTTCCATATTCCAAAGGAACTTTTCTTTAGTCCTGTTTTTTATCCTTGATTCTATTATGCTCATCAAGATAACTATTAAAAAGAAAATTGCTGTAAAAATTCCTAGTATTGTAAATATCATCATCTTGTTAAGATTTTTAATAATTGGCTTGAAGTATATATTCTATCATCTCCATCATAATTTTCATATATCATTGTAAAGTTATCATCTTTCCAAGTCCATAAAGACTTTACATTCTTTTTTATATTGTCTTTCAATATCCATTTAATTGTTTTATATGTTCTTTCTAGTTCGGCCATATTACTACTATATTTTTATTCATAATCTACGCCCTTATTAGTGAGAGGGACTTTACTCTATTTTAGTTTGTATTGGGGTGGCGACCAAACCACCCCGCAACCACTCTGACTGAAAAATTAAACGCTTTATGTAGGTCTTACCCTATATTTATTAAATTAAGTTATTCAGAGTGTTTTTTGTATATTCTTTTTATTCCATCAAAGCAGGCTGCTATACAAGAGCCGCAATTAGTTCCTGTTGAATAGTTAGTATTATGCAATACGTTGTATATCTCAATCATAGATTTTTTTGCCGTTTGGTCTTTAGCTCTTCCTGTTTTTAAGTCAGGCCACAAAGCAATTATCTCTGCTATTATTTCTTCAGGTATATCTGTTCTAACTTCTACCTCTGTAGTCTTACTCCAATACTTCTGAGGACATTCTTGACTTGATATTCTAGCTTTTACTTTCATAAAACATAAGCACCTCTTACATTGTCCTGAAGGCTTGAAATAATATACGCAAGACTTACAGATACTTATTCTATCTTCATATATTTCTTTAGGTACAAAAAATTTATTCATTTAGTTTTTCTTTTAGTATCTCTCTAACTTTGCTGATTGTAGTGAACAGACTATTGCGACTTATGCTTGTTTTTTTTGCTAGACTATCCAAAGTATTTCCTTCATAATACAGCTCAAATATTTTTCTGTCATACCAAGAAAAATTTTCTTCTAGTGCTTTGTCTATTTTTTCTAATTTTTCCCATTGGTTATCGTTATCTTCTACTAGTGGAAGGTTGTAAATACTCTTATGGAAATCGTTCTTACTTTCTTCTTTTTTATCCATAAAAACACCTGATAAATTAGAGTAATACTTTCTGTACTTGTAAAAGTAATTACTCCTAGTGCTTGTTAATGACCTCCTTAAAGCTACTGCTCCATATCTTGTTATTCCAACTATTCCGTCTTTCTCATAAATACTTCTAATTACTTCAGGATTTGCTTGGAGTAAATATAACATCAATTCTTGAACTGCGTCATCTACCGCGTTTTTATCGGTAGTTAAACCGAAAGCCATTGTTCTGAATTTATCTGATAGTTTAGATATTTCCTCATATATTTTATTCATCAATAGTTTTGATTTTATCTATCTTATCTACTGTCTCTTGAACCAATTCATTGAGAACTAATCTATAAGCCCTGACTACTGCTGCGTTCTTCTTTGTTTCAACTCCAGCAAAAAAACCGTTAGTTGCTACTGCTAAGTTTATAGGAATAATAGTTAGCCATTCCCAAAATAAATTTTCCCTATTCCCTTCTCCATATCCGTTATGATACTCTACTACAATCTGAACAACATCTAAGTAATTCTCATATCGGCTATCTGTACTTACATCTTTTGCAAACTCTAAACACATTGTCATAAATGTTTCTATTATCGTTCTGTGTTCTTCATTTGCGTAAATCGGTTCTATCATACGCCAAAGATATTAAAAATGTTACTGTATTTCTTTATCTTCTTTTAATTTATTAACAAGCGATTTGTAATAACTTATCTTTTCTTCATATTCTACTCTTGAAATCTTTAAAGTAGTCCTTGCTAAAAATTCAAGTTCTTCTGCCCTGCCCTCTCCGTATTTAACATCTAAAGCAATACTGAATTTATACTGTTCTCCCCAAGAGTAAACATTGCACTTCACACATTGCACCTCACAGTTTCCATCTTCTGA